AGTTCATCTTTCAAATCGTTTAGCGTATCAGTTAGCACACCCCATTTTTCTTGAAAGATAAGATTATCTTGCATCCGTTGTGAGTCTAATTGTTGTAACAACGGAATAATCAGTAATCTATATCCGGCTCCTGCAACCACCCCTACAATCGTAAGGGTGGTTAATATGTCGTTCAACTCAAACTGCCAAGTCCACATTATTTACCCCTTTCTCCAGTACCCTATAATATCAATAATATAACGTGTGTTCGCTGGTACACCCCAAGCCTTAATTATACGGCTGTTTCGCTCAACATAAACACTATTGTTATTTACATTAACGCTTTTTTCTATTAGTCGTACTGCGACTGGTGCATTTGGTGGGAGCTGTGCGACCATACCCCCATTGCCAGAAGGGTTAGTCAAAGTAAAATCAAAATGCAAGTACCCCCAACCAGTTAATGGGTCAAATGCTAAATATCCTCTATCCGCACCATATGCTCCAGCCTTAGCATTACCCCATACAACTTCATATAATTCGATTGGTTGCGAAGTTACTTGTCCACCGCCGCTTCCAGGGTCGCCTTTAGGGCCTTTTAACGCTTGAAGTTGTTCCGCCGTAAAATCAGAATATCTAAAGGGTTCGCCTTTATCACCCTTTGGCCCTTTAAGTGCATTAAGTTGGTCTTGTGTAAAGTCGCTATATCTAAACGGCTCGCCTTTAGGGCCTTGTGGTCCTCTTAATTTTTCAAGCTGTTCTGGAGTAAGTTGTACATTAGATGCTGAAGTATACTGATTAATTTCAGATTTTTTAACATAGTTATCTAATTCAGTCTTTTTGCTATATTTGGTTTCAGCATCGGTTCTTAGTAAATAACTAGTTAACTCTGTTTTGTATGCGTACTTAGGGTCACCTAGCATAGCAAGGTAGCTTCTTATATCAACTTTTTTTAGATACAGATTGTCGGCATCTTGTTTAGTTGCATAAGCAGATAAATCTACATTAGCACCAGTGCCAGGAGGACCAGGCGGTCCGGGATCGCCCTTTGGCCCTTTTAAAGCCGCTAATTGCTCTGCCGTGAACATATCGTAAGTAAACGGTTTTCCATCTTTACCTGGTTCACCTTTAGGACCAGGGTCGCCATTAAGGCCATTAACTCCATCTTTACCAGGAGCACCAGGCGGCCCAGGAGGTCCAGGAGGACCTTGCAGCCCTCGCTCACCGTTTAATCCGTCAATACCATTTCGACCAGGTTCGCCTGGAGGGCCTGGAGGGCCAGGAGGCCCTTGCTCTCCTGGTTCACCCTTCGGCCCTTGTAGTTTAACGATTTGAGTATTGTCTTTAACTTTGATTACTTCCTTGTCTTCGTGAATGTGTAGTTCGTCCATCATTTCCCCCTATTACTAATACCGTCAACTATATTAATCTGTCCTTTTACAAGACATTTAATAGGGTGGTCGCCACTCCAAAGAAATAAATCCCATTGATATTTACCGACTTCTAAAGCGCTTGTATCAAGCGAAAGAGTGATTTTAGATGCCTCATCGCTTTCTAGCTCATCAGTAGATACGCCAATGTCAAACTTTGCTTTATAGTCTTCGTCCGGTGAATATTTACGAACACAGGCGAACAGATTTTCACTTGCAACAACATTGTTATAGCCAATGTTAAGAGAAATCACTTCCCCTTTGATTGCATTAAAGTTGTGTAGGACTGGCAGTTTCATCTTCGTGTACCTCGTCCATTAAATCATTATGGACACAGCCCGCTGTTGGGCATGTTCCGTCTTCGTTAAGCACTTCCCAGCAGTACTCACAGAATTCCATAACAGGTACTTTACTTTCTCCGATATATTTAGGCATATTATTGTACCTCCTTAATACGAGTTACCATTTCGGTATTTAATTTGATATATTGTGCGCTAATGGCGGCAGTAGGTTTTCCCATTAATAACAATCTGCGCTGAGCCTCTTCTAAGGATTTGAAGCGTGGCTCGTATTCAGATTTAATCGCGTTAATTTTATCTTCCTTTGTAAGAACATACGGATCAGGCGCAACGAATTTTCCGTCTACATAGAATTTACCTTTCATAAATTCATCTAGCATGCTGTCACCATCTGCAGAGTAAATATAATCCGCCGCATCTGGCCATTGTTGTTTTGCAGTTGCTAACAACTGCTCTTGCGTTACTGTATTATCAACATAGGACGTAATTCGTTCGCCCATTTCGTTTAACACAAATACATATTGATTCATAGTCGTATCCTTTCGGAGGTGAAATTATGCGCCGTTACGCTGTTATACTAAAACGTAGACAACGCAATACCATTACATTAAGGCAACTATTTAACGAGTGGCTGCCTATTCACTCTCAGTCTATTTCTGATAGCGCTGTTAAGTCTTATCACATTGCTTTTAAACACATATCCAACATATCGGATATGCCTATCACGGATATCCATTTTCAGCACCTTCAAAATGTGATTAATTCCATGCACGTAAAAGGACTTTCCTACTCATCTTGTAAGAAAGTCCGTACGTTACTTAATCAATTATTTAATTACGCAATCATTAGAGATTACCCTATCACTAATTACGCCCTGCACTTAAACCTAGGCCCCAATATCCCAACGATTAAGAGAAGAGTATTCACTCGCCAACAAATCAACAAATTATGGGCAATAGATACTTCTTATTCTCATATGATTTTAATACTGCTCTACACAGGACTCCGCATAGGTGAGCTACTTAATTTACGTAGGCAGGATATCAATAGACGATCGTCATACCTTATTGTAAGCCACGCTAAAACAAAAGCTGGCGAGGGTCGTAGTATTCCCATTCACCACCGCATCATGCCTATAATAGAGCAACTACATACTAGCGATTACCTATTCACTATCAGCTACACGACGTTTCGCAAACACTTCCTGGATATTATGAAACAGCTTAACTGTAAGCATACTGTCCACGATACCAGGCACACATTCGCAAGTTTACTTGATGCGGTTGCGCCACCTAACACGTTACGCTCCTTACTAGGCCATAAACAAGGTGATATCACTACCAGGGTGTATACACACAAAACCATTCGTGAATTACGTAAAACGATAGAATTATTAAAGTAACTCTCCAGTGGGGAAAAGTTTTTAACGCACAGCAAAACTCGTATATTAGTTATCCAATAGCGTTTACTACAGTATTTAGTATTTCAGGTACAGATATAAACACTGAAGGGGACCCTCTGGTACTATCTATGTTTTTAACAGATAATACAAGATTCATGTTAACAGGTCGGCGTATAGGCCTTGGTAGGACTAATTTGTGGGGTCTTTGGATAGCCGTTGGTATATCCTAATACCCAGTGGGGAGCTTTTAATAACGTACCAATAGGAGGTACAATTTCATTTCCTGTTTCCTTTGATACTACCTGCTTCGCAGCAGTTGGTAATGATGTGAATGGCAACAATACTGATAACCAGGTTCATTCATTTAGAGAGCATACTAGAACAGGGGTTAAAGTATATTCTCAGGCGGCACGGGATGGATTAAATAAAACTAGTGCTTGGGGCAGATATATCGCGGTAGGTAATTAGATAATTCCTAGAGCGAACCAGTAATAGGATGCCGCATATCTATCACTCGCCACAAATACAGCTTTTGTATTGCTGCTTTCGCTTACAGAGTTTGCAAAATATCTTGGTGTATCTGACCCACTCCAATACGCATCAATAGCATTAGCCATGAATAATCTTGTAAATCTAATAGGAAATGTCACTTCTGTCTTGACTACATTATCTTGACCGCCAATTCCCCACTGGATAGTGAAACCATTAGCAAACTTTACGAAACCAGCATTAGCATCGAGTTTAGATGCAACTATAGCGCCTTGGCCTAATAAGTTTTTAATTGTAACAAGCGTACTCGCTGGGGAGTCTTTCCAGTTAGCACTACCGAGGATTGCTTTAATTTGGTCTGTGATAGGAGCGTGCGCACTTGTATCACGGCTATGGGCCTCTAATGCACCTCTAGTCAGATATGCCGCATCAATCTTCTTAACGGTTACATTTGTTGAGTTGCCAATTACAACATCTAAGGAGAATACTTTAGAATTAATCGGTGTCTCCTTAGACGGAATATAGGATGCGTAGTTACCGCCATTACTATATGCAATTAATTTAGCAGCGGAATCAGATTCGCCTTCTAAATTAGCATATACGCCTAATTCCCTAGCAAAGAATCCATTAGTTACCGTACTATTGCCTACCGCAAATTCAATTCTAAATTGACCGTCCCCTACGAATTCACCATTAGAGGTAAACGGACACTCCAATTTTGGAGCTATTACAGAGGTCATAGTATCGATATTTTGATTATCGAGCTGGCCGTCCCCAGTTACTAATTTAATGTACTGCAACTTCTTACCTGTTGCTTGTGATCTTGCGATTAACTCACGGCCATAATTGGTTAATCGTGTGTTTGGATAAATAGAAGCCATGTGTTCTCCTTATACTTTAATTGTTTCTAATACGTCGAAGCTCATGCCTATATTAATGTCAGAGCCTACTTTGAAGTCAAACTTATCTAATGCCGCTCCGACATGGAAGGATTCATATACATCGGAGATAGCGCCGATATATATTTCGCCATTAAGTTGAGTAGTGCTCTTAGTTTTAATGATTAAGTTCTTAGGAATTAACGGCTCAACATAATCAATAATATTGTTTAATTGAGTCTCAAAGCCATCTACTACGTCTAGCCAGTACTCATACCTATCAGATACAACAGAGTGCTCTACTACGTGATTACCGAATTTAAAATTGAGCATTTCTTGTACTTTTGGCATAGTAAAAGGACGCTGACCGATTAATACTGATAGTATTTCGCTTCTGCGCCCTTCTGTGTCTGTCAAATCCGGAGGATTGATGCCTAATATTTGTTCCCATGCTTCAAGTCCGTAATCTGATGCGGTATAGATGTATTCTTCCTTAAAGATATCTAGCATGATATCCCATAGTAGTTGTAATTCAGCTGATTCCACTCGATACACTTCTTGGATATCCCGAGAATCTCGAGTTAACGGAACGGCGAATTGTGAGATATCAATATCTCGCTTAAAAATACCGAAATCTGTAATCATACTGCCACCAAAGTAATCGTCCCTAATACTGGGATTTGATTATCCTTTAATTCTAGTTTTGATATAGCGGCACCGTTTACGGTAATTCTACCCACATCAAGAACGTTAGGAAGTTCAACCATCAAAGCTGTTACCAGGCTAGACCGAAGAATAACATGATCCTTCTCGTCTTGATTACACCATTCTTTAGCGCGAATAAGTAATCGTTGCTTGATAGCATTTTCTGCAAGGGTTTGAATTTCGTTAATATTGTGCCCGCTCATCATAGTTACTTCAATTCGGTAGTTGACAGTTACAGGTTCAGCCTTTTCGATTGTTACAGTATGACCTATAGGAGCGAGCCCATAGCCTTTGCCTTTCGGTGCAGGGTCTATAACATTCTCTACTTCTTTAATCAGTTCATCTGCTGCAGGCTTGTAGTCGCTGTTTAAAACTACTAACTTAACTGTACCGCCACCATTCCAACAGCGGTATACTTTAACACCGCCAACGCCAGGGATAGCTAATACCTTTTCCTTGTAATCAGCGCCATTACCACCGTAGGCTTTTGATTTTAAAGCGTCAAAGTATCGTTTTCTAAATACTTCTGTGTCTTCTTCATCTTCACCAGGCGTGATATTTTTCAATATCTTAGCGGAGGTAAGGCCATTAATACCTTGTATTGGCGTGATATCACCTGTAGTCGCATTAGGAGTGCGCCCGTACTGTTCGCATTTGAGTTTGTACTTATGCTCCGTGTCGTCGATTATCTCCGTTACAACAAAGTTATATTCGTTGTAATTAAACCTGGAGCCAATCGGTACTTCCATATTGAACTGTGCTTCAAATTCGCCTTGCGTTGCTGGTTCCGGGTAAATATTAAACTCTGCTGCCCGAAGTATTAAGAACTCACGGTCTGCCGTAGTTGCAAACGCTTGTTTCAAAATAACATCTGCTAGGATGTAGAGTTCTGCAAACTCTATACTTGCTGGAGCTGTAGCATCGTATATAACACTACCTTCACGCCTATCGAATTCATCTTTAACTCTATCGAGCATTCGTTTTTCAATTCGATTGGCCGTCATATGCTCATACAATACCTTTCACCCCTTTCTTGATTTTTTGTAGCGTACCATAAATGGTATCTACATCGAATTCAACCATGACGTCACCACCTTCGTGGCTAAAGTCAAAGTTGTATACTTTAGTGATTCTATCGTCATTCAGTAAAGCCTCTTCTATGCGGCGCTGTAACTCAGCATACACATACGGAATTGGCTGTCCGAATAAGTCTTGTAGCTCGATGCCGTAATTCCAACTGTAAATAATATACTGGTACCGCTCCGTATTGATGATTTTATAAATCGCCTGCTCCATAGCTCGCAACTTATCCGCATAGCCCCTAATTTGGCTATCCGTTCTAAAATCAACATCATACGTATGCGACGGTTCAATGTAATTCACTGTGTCAGGAATAAGGGCATCGTTATTTTGTTTTGGTAATAGTAAATTATCTGCCATTACTTAGTCGTGCACCCCCTGTTCGGGTTATACCAACGGTCTAATGCTATGTAACGCTGTCCGCCGGTTTCCTTCAGCATAATGACTTTATCCCCCATAACTAACTGGTTATGAACGAGGTACTTCTTACGCCCTTTGTATTCATGGTTATGGCTAGCATATTCAGCCATACCGCCGCCACCTGCTCGGTTTTCTGTGACATGATCAACACTCATCTCCATAGTCCATTCACAGGTGTTTTTAGTAAGAATAATGTTCTCTTCAGGCACGGTTAGTTTAGGGTCAATCTTAATAGCGAGCGGTGACACACTGACAACTTCGCCAACGACTACTTCCATAGGTTCGCCATTCGATATAACGGTGCTCGCTATTTCTTTAATCGTGTTAACGATTTTCATGTACTCGCTATCCATTATTTAGCCCCCATTCGAATAATCTTAGTTGGCGCTTCGTCATTGTGCCATGCATAATTTGCGTTACCATATTTCATAGCATAGCCACGTTTAGAAGAATTGCCGAAGCATCCGCCTGCACCATCCGCAATAACAACGTGTTCATCATCACCATAAATCAACAAATCGCCTTTATTAGCGTATCCGTTGAATTGTTCCGTTGTATAACCTTTAGCCTCAAGATTTTGGCGAAGCGTATCAACTCTTGCCGTGCCTTTATTGTACTCATCTTTCAAATCAGAATTGTACCAAGACCCAGTAGCGCATACTGTGTCAGCACAGCCTTGACTGCCGTATTGAGATACTCGGCCGTCGTTAGAGCTGAATGCGGTATCAACTTGACCCGCTGTACCGCCTGCCCCAGTAGTGACTGCAGTACCTTTGGTCTTTTTAGCAGCTTCAATCTTCTTAACTGCTTCCGCATCTTCGTCTTTTGCAACCTCATAAGCCGCATCATTATCAACGTATCGTAAATCTAAGTCCATTCCGTGAAATCCTGTTTTAAACGTATGGGTAACGGAAGTTACCATCATGTAATTATTAACAATCATATCGCCAAAGTTTCGATTGATGTACACCAAGGATCCACCACGCACACGCACATCGCCAATGACGTTTTTGAGTTTGATTTCACGGCTTTTCTTGTTTTTGTGAGCCATGATTGCCTTGGCTTGTGCTACTGCGTTGACGTCCTTTTCTTTAGGAATGAGCAGATACTGTAATCTGCCCCATTTCTCGATGTTCTTATCGTCTTTAGCTATGAAAGTGTTCTCCAGCTTACTTGATGCACCATTCGGAACTGTACGCACGATTTTTACATAGTTGTATGTTTCCTTGTCTATGGAAGTCGTGTATTGTACATCTTCCATGCACTCATCATCAATGTAAATATCTGTTTTCATAGTCTCAAACGATGCTAGCCGTAACTCGCCCGCATCATCGTACAAATGATAGAACGCATGATTCGGCGTGTATATGGCTGTTTTATCAAGTAATTGGCATATCATTTCTTGCAATGACTTATCTTTGAATATGGTTTGCGGTTTCTCCGGAGTTTTCCACACAGTGTCGTCCATATAACCACATTTCAAACCAAAGTCATCGGCTACCATTTTGATGAACTCTGTCGCCGTCATAGCCCCGATAACATAGCAATCTTTATTCTTAAGATACCGTATCTGATCATAGCAAGTAACCGAAATAGAATTCTTACCGTCTCGTTGCTTCTCAAAGACGTACCCAAAGAATACCGCTCCGCCGTTTAAAGTGAACTTGACGGTATCACCTTCTTCAAAATTGAGGTTAGGGTCTTTAGGCACTTTGAAAGTCATCTTACTTGGAACGCAATCAACTGCTCTCGTAATTTGTACGCCGTCTTCAGGTTCTATGAGCCACAAATCACCAGTACTTTTATTTCTGATGGTCAACTCATAGTGAAGTTGAGTAGGCATGGGTAACGAAATGATAGTGCCATTGATTTGAGATTTTTCGACTGTTTTCTTTTCATCTATAGCCATTCGTTATTACCCTCGCGTTTAAGCTGGACGACTTGGCCAACTCCCAAGATAGCGGGCACAGCGATTTTGTTAAGGGCAGCAATTTGGAATAGGTTATCCGTATTGCCTAGTTGCTTCTTAACGATTTGCTGTAAAGTCTGTCCTTTGGATACTTTAGCAGTAGATGCCGCCACCTTGCCGTCCGTAGGCCTGTCCGACTTAACGCTACCTTTTGCAGTTCCGTCTTTGTCGGTCTTCACTTCAATCCGTTTAGCACCCCAAGGCTTCCACTGCTTCAAGGTAACATTAGCATAGGAGTCAAAGCCGTTATCTGCATCTTCTTCTATGACGTAGTTTTCAAGCGTACATTTCATGTTAGTCATGGCTAGCATCTGTCCGCCTGGTTTCATTCGAACTACGATAAATTGGAAGATCGTCTTTGTAGTTTTAAGCTTTTCGAGTTCATCGATGTAGTACTTAGCCTTCTTAGACTTAAAGACCAAGGACTCATTAAATGGATAATCAGAGTTAGGCAACAAGAATTTAAAAGCAATGTCAGTAAGCCCTGCCGGTTTAATAACGTTAACTTCGCCTTTCCCCAATAGCTCCATTGTTTCGTTCTTGCCATTGATAGTAGTGGTTAATTCTTTAGGGGGAATCGGTATCTGCATCGTCCCCATATAGAAGTAATACATTTAGATTCCCTCCCTTTGAATTGCAAATGCATCTTTCAAGCCTTTCGAGATTTGACTTGTAAAGCCATCTAGGTCAGTGCCGTTATTGATTTCCACATCGTTATTCATTTGGATGTGAATTACATTGGCATCTTGCCATCTCTTCAAGGACTTATCGATAGCGCTTTCACGGAGTGCCTTGATTTCCTCATTTGTCATGTCGATAGACTTGGCAATTTTGCCTGTATTCTTGGCAGTCTTACCTGTGTTTTTCTTAGTCTTATCGGCCGCATCATGATCAGCACCTGGAGTAATTTTACTAGCGTCAAACTCTTGAGGAGTTTTAACACCAGGCATGTTAGGCATTAAATCACCAAGACTAAGGTTAGCCCCAATGTTATAGCCTTCACCGAAAGCCCCTGTAACGCTAGAATAATCCATCTTACCCATGACAGTAGTTTCACCGCCGGCAATCTCGAATCGTTCTATTCACCAGTAGACCCGCCTACTTTATCGATATTTACACCTGGGATTTTATTAATCGCATCGATAATATCGTTAATCCTGGCTTTTACGAATTGCCAAATACCATTCCATATATCGATAAACAAGTTAGCGACTGCATGTAATGGGTCTTTAAATACGTTGGCCAAGAAATTAACAAATGCTGCGATAATGTTCCATCCTAATGCGAACACATTGAAAATAGCGGAACCGAACGCCCAAAAAGCGCCAACTACGATTCCTAGTACACTAATATTCGCATCACAAAAATAGTTAATAGCTTCTACAGCTAAGTAGATTATGACTATAACTGCAACAATCAAGCCGATTACCCATGTCAACGGACACGCGTATAATGCGGCGTTCAATCCTTCTTGAGCTACAATCATTGCCAAAAGGGCAGCAGTTTCCGCCCAATCTGCTACGGCCTTAATCGCCATAGCCCCTGCAGCGAGAATCGTTCTTCCGGCTGCTATACCGGCTTGGATTGCATAAAACGCCATAACGCCACCCAATATTATCATTGCTGTATACATGATAGACGAGTGCTGTCTAACAAAGTTAGATAACGTGTTAAATGCCCATACTGCAGTGTTAATCGTTTCTCCGATAACGCCTACGAGCCAATAGAATACCGGTGCTACCGTTTGGATAGCTCCAGTTACGTTGTCCACTAACTCACGGACGCCCTCGCTATTAGCAAGGTCGGATATTCGTTGGAACACAGGCTCAAACGCCCGAATAGCTTTATTCTTAATCGACTGCATATGATCGCCCCATGTTTTAGGAAGTGACTCAAACTGCTTTTCAATCTCAGGCAAGTTATTCATAATAGCGTTTTTAATGACTTCAGCAGTAATCTTACCTTCCGAAGCTAGCTTCTTAAGTTCGCCACGGGATACACCCATTGATTTAGCAATGATGTTTTCAATCATAGGCGCATTTTCAGCAATGGAGCGGAATTCGTCACCTTGTAATTGTCCGCTTGCTAAACCTTGCGTTAACTGAAGCATAGCGTTCTTTTGTGCTTCTTTCGATGCACCGCCAATGGCGAATACTTTTTGAATTCCTTCCATGAACTCTACAGCTTTTCTTGGGTCCGGGAACGCATCATGCGCGGATTGAGATACCTGAATTACAGCATCAGCCATTTCTAAGTACCCGCCTCTTGCACGTTGTGCGGATTCAAATATCTGCTTATTTAGGTAAATAGCATTTTCCTGGCTTCCGGCCACCAATTTGAGCCGAGCTTGAACCTGTGCCCATTCAGTAGCAGTATCTTGAATTGATTCGATGGCACCTTTTATAGCGCCTATACCGTTCATTACCGTACTAGCCAGCAGGTTACCGGCAAAGCTGTTCATGATTCCACCCATGCTAGCTTTTAGTGTTTCACTAGCATTTGATACGCCAGTCATCTTATTATGTAGCGTGTTCATGGATTGATAGGCTTTAGTTGTTGCGTTTGCGGCTGCGTTCATAGCATTAGGAATATTAGTAGAGAGGCTTATATAGTTAGAAAGTGTAGCCATTCATTACCCCCTTTTTGCCTTATTCATTTCATCTTGCTCATCTTTGGCATGTTGCTGAATAAAGGCAATTACTACAGCCTTTTCATTCATGTCCATATCCGCAAAAACAGAAGGTCGCATATGGTATTTAACAAATGCCAAATATGCGAACATCGTTTCTGTTTCATTGGATTCTAGGAGTTTTTTACTTCTTTTACCTTATCTTCCATGCCCACATCATAGCCTTGGGCTTCTGTTACTGCTGCCAAAAGGTCAGCGTATTCACCTGGTGTGAGCATTGCTTTTACAAGCTCAACTGGTTCAGTAACGCCCCAGCTATCTTGAAGTTCCGCATCATAAAGATTAGGGTAAGTGATTGCCTTAGATAGCACATCTTCGTTGTATGCAGTCGCATCGAAGCGTTCTTCAGATTGACGAGTGATGCGGTCAGTAATGCGTTTAGTGTATTTCTTACGCATTTTTTCTGTTTCATCTGTTGCCAATGTTTTGATTTTCCACGCAACAGGCTCGCCATTCACTTTAATACGTTTAGATGCTACGTATTCTGTTTCATTGACTACATCAACGTTTTGTTTAAGGAATGCGCTCAAATTTTCAGCCATTATAAAAACCTCCTAAAAAAAGGGAGCAAGCACTAGGCTTGCATCCCGTCTAATTCATTAAAGTGTTGAACGTATTTAACACCTTCATACGTGAAGTTGTGTTCTTGTTCGATGTATTTGCCTTCAGCGTCGAATTCAGCTGCTGTTAATTCGTCAAGGTTCACACCTTTTAGAATTACAGAACGGCGACCAGCTTTAGAAGTTGGATCGTTGTTAACCACTTGCATATCAAAGTATGTATCCACACCAGTTTTCAAGTATTTTTCAACCATCTTATCGAACAAAGCTGTGTTGTGATAAATAGTTAAGCTACCGCTGTATTCTACGGAGGTAGACTTATTACCCGCACCGATACGGCCCAAAATTGCCACTTTTTCTTTATTCTTTTTAATTTTTGCGCTGAGTTTCTTCGCTTGAAACAGTAAGTATCTGTTCCCGTTCTCTACGATATAGCAAGATGCTAATTTAGAAGAAACAACGTCAGCTGCATCCATCGTTTTCAATGCATCTAAAATTTCATTTTCCATGCGTTATCCTCCTAGGCTACTACAACAGTCATGTACAATTTTTCCATAGCCACAGTTGGCTGTAATTGTACGTTAACCAATACATCTTCCTTGTTATCGCCTTGCGTAGGTACTGGGATATCCTTATCATCGAAGTTTTGGATAGCACGTACCTTTTGATATTGCTCAGCAAGATATACAAGGTCGCCCCATAAGGACTCACGACCTGCTTGGTCATTAGGGGATTTATCAAGATGTGTTTTATTGAACAATCTAGCGCCGTCAACTGCCCAGTTATCCAATACACGAATGACTTGGTTAAGAGAGAAGTCGCGGTTTTTAGCTTTACTGAATTCAGTAAATGTGTTGATGTCTTTCAATACACGGACGTCGCCTTGGATATTACCACCAACGGAGTCAGTAACATTGTGGAACACAAACATACCATCTTTGATAGCTTGTTCAAGTTCGAACTGTTTGTACTTAACGTTTACAGTGTATTCACCATCATAAATCATGTTGCCTACTGTAGCATTGATATTGCAAGATGCTTCTTGACCTAATGTCCAGTACACCAAAGAGCCTTTTTCAGCGCCTTCGTCGGTTACGTCATTAAGGATGGAGATAACACCTTCATAGTTGACCTTAGTCTTACCATGAATCACTAATTGGAATTTAGCGCCACTTTGTTCACGACAGCGTTTAGTAAATGCAATAAGCAAGTTTTTAATTGTGTCGTCCGCACCTGCGTATCCCAACGTATTGAAATAGTAAGGTTCAAGCATATCGATGCCGTCTTGGTAGTTCTTAACAGTGATTGTAGAGCCGTTAGTACCACCGGATAATGCAGTATAAGCTGTAGTAGTTAATGCGCCAGTTTTAGTGAATACGATGTAATCGTTATCTTGCAATTCTGTTGCATCTTTCAAGTTCTTTTGAATATCTACTGCTTTACGAACATCACCTGTAGTGAGGTAAGTAGTTACAATAAATTTACCAGTATTATCTGGATCAGCTTGAACAGATACACCCAAATCGTTACCACGAATACCCTTATATTTTGCTTTACCGATTGTGCTTGTAGCTTGCGCGCCGTCAGAGTTTAAGCGGTAGAAGTAACCAGTTTTCAAGCCACGAAACAAATCGCGTAAGCCCTTCATTTTGTCATGGCCGTAGTCATAACCAAAGTATTTTTGGCAATCCTTTTGGAATGTGTCGTTATCTACACGGAACACTTCGCCACTTGGGCCCCAATCAAAGGAGAGCATCATCGCACCATAGCCACGGTCAGATACTTCTGCATATGCTCGGTCTTTGGATACGAAGTTAATATAAGTACCTGGCAATACTTTATTGTGGAATAAGAATGTGCCACCACCTAATGCCATATTTCACTAACCTTTCACAGGCGTTGTTAATGCCTGATTTAAAATCTTATCAATATCGCTTTCCGTATACATTTCATCTTCATTAAGAAGGCAAGTGAGTAAATCACGATACCGTCTGTATTTGTCAGATGCAATGATAGCGTAAGCATCAAATTGTTGTTCAGTCGTTACCTCGACTGCTTGTTTTTCATCTGCCATCTTTTACCCTTTCTGTTAATTCCATGTGCTTCATACGTTCGATAGGTTTGGCCACTTTCCGTAGTATGTTTTCATACGTCACGAAAAAGTGCAGCACTCCATCTGAAATCTTATATTTCATCCCAGTTCCCATAATTGTACGTTCCCCAACTTGTACAAATTCAAGCAACTGATAAAGCACACTAGGAATATCAATGAGTTTTCGCGTATCAGTAACCACATCAAGATTATTGGCGTAATACATGATGTCTAAATCCAAAGAAGTGTTATAAAGATCACCGACATGTCTGCCCATACTAGGCTCAATCACCTTGATATATGCGCAAGGGAATGTCATATTGTTTTCTTTGAATTCTAGGTATATAGGCACGTTAAGTGCCGTATGTACGGCTTTAGATACAGCTGTTAATACATCAGAATCCACCATGCTTTTCAATCCATTTCTTTAATGTAATTTCCATAATACGTTTAGCGTTTTTACTGAGCACCTTTTCAGCTTTTTCGTGCATGTACGCACCGTCTACCCAAGGCTTTTTTAGTCTACCGCCTTGCATAACTCCGCCTTTAGATTGGCCTATCCACGGAAGAAACCTCCCTACTTCCTGCCGATGCCCGTCATTAAGGAACGAGGCGTAAGAGGATGTGTTAAATACCTCAATCCGTCCGGTTTTTTCGTTCAGTTGATATCTACCAACACTCCACGATTGGCGGGTATGCTCACTATCAAAGTATTTTGTTTGTACTTTGCCGTTTTGCATGAATTTAACCGATCGTTTACCGACTGGTGTATTCAATTTAGCTTCACGCACATACACATTGGCCAATTCCTTCACAACTTGTTTGTTGAAATTCTGAAGACTGCCTGACTGGCTCAGTTTTACTAAGCTACGATTAAATTCAGCAAAATCTTCCATATCAAATTCAACGCCCATGTCAATGCACCTCTAAATTTTCGAGCTGCACCTCTTGATGGGTGTCATATCGTGCAGAAATCGATGCACTGCGAAAAAGTTGCTTCGTATTTCGCCCTATAAGCTCGATTCGAGCTCCTTTTGGTATGATTACATCCGGAGCGGTGAAAAGTACCGTGGTGGTACTAAATTTCGCAATCTCAGCGTTTTGGCCTGTAGAGAGAGTTTTATAACTGATTCTACAAGCAAAAGGACCCTCTCTACTGGCAGTTTTACTCATAATTCCAGTATCGGGGTCCATTGCATCCACTTCTGAGATTACATAGCACGTACAATCATATAATCGTTCTAACTGCTTTCTAGCAGCATCTACCATCTTAGCCGTCGGAAGCACGCCAAGTCACCCCTTCCATATCCACTCAAAGCGGTGGCCAATTCTTGGAGACGAGATGCCTTGTCGGGTCCTTTAAACTGAACTTCTGTATCGCCCATTTTAATGGAGCTCGCCATTTCGCCGTCAGCTTCAATCAATTTATTTTTGTTTGTGGTGATATAGCTGCCAATTACACGATATACGAGAACGTGCTGTAATTCGCTAGGTAATTCTTTCTGATTGATATCATTGAGGATATGTTGTGTTTCCGCATCAATCATATACTCAATGATATTTACATCAGAAATTGCATCATACCCAAGCCACGATTCAAGAATTTGTAAAACTGTCTCTTTCGTGGTCATATTATTCACCTACTATTTTTTGAATGTAGCTTTTACTACTTTGGATTGGTTAGTCAATGCAACAGTGTAGTGTTCGTTAGCAACGATTTTGTCCAAACCTTTTTCAGGAACACGATCAGCTTCAATCATAACGTCACGTTTAATGTAAATTGTTACAGCTGGTAATACAGGAGTACCATCTTCCACTTCTGCAGTTACGCCAACGATGAAGTTATCAACAGTTGCGCCAGTATCATTGATGCGGCGAGATGTTACAACACGACAGCCGGCAATCATACCGATTTCACCAGTCATCATAACGTCATTGCCGTATTTTGTTTTATCAATGAAGTTAGCATCTTTACGAAGAGCTGTAATTTGGGAAGGCGCTACAAACAAATATTTTTCAACGTAGTCTTCTTCGTTCAATTTATCTACTGCGTTGACCACACCTTCATAAGAAATAACTTTAGTATCAGTTACAGTAAGAGTAGCACCGCCAAGAGCTGTTACTACATCTTGGTCAATTTTAGAAGCCAAGGACAAACGTAATTGATGAGTAGCTTCGCCTACTGGGTCGCCATATCCGGATAATTTAGCTTCGTCTGTGATATCAACGCGTTTCATTGCTTTTTTAATCTTAGCTTTAGCGACGGATGTGGACATTTGAGTTGCAAGTACTTCTACGCCTTCTGCAATGTCTTCCGCATCACCAATGTAGCCCCATGCTGGAATAGTGATTTCGTTACCAGGTACGCCTGCCAATGTGTTATCGATTTTAGCGATTGGAGTAAATTTAATAGCTTTTGGTAAGCCTGCGGATACCATGTCCGCCATTACTTGAGGGTTAACTACATTAGCAACTTGCGTAGGACCTGCTGCGAATGTTTGTAAATTAAAAGAGAATTGTTTATTCATTAGCGTTTCCTCCTGTTAATGAATGGTAAAGTTCAACATCGTTTGCGAATAACTCCGCCCGTTGAGAGTACGTCATTTTAGCGAAGTCTTCTTTAGTTACTGCGCCACTTGGTGTTTTACCGCCAGGGTTACCAGGGGCTACACCTTTAGGGGCGGACGCTTCCCCAAATAAATAAGGATTAGCTTTGGCAACTTCAGCAAGTTGTTCATCTAATCCTTTGATTTTGCCGTCCTTCACTTTTGCATCGGTTAAATCCAATAGCGCACGGACTGCAACGTTGTTTTTAGCTTTTGCATTAGACAATGCTACGTTCACAATATTGTCGATTTCAAGTTGTGCGATTTTACCCTCGTATTCAGCTTTACGAGTTTCGGCATCTGCTTTCATCGTTTCAATTTGTTTCGCAAGCTCCGCATTATCTGCATTAGATTTTTTGAGGTTATCAATCTCGCTGTTAAGGGTCGTGAGTTCTCCTTTTACGGATTTGAGTTCCTCGTTCTTAGCATTGAATTGATCCTTAGACACATAATTCTTGCCATAGTCTTCAACGACCTTAGCAGCCTGTTCTTCAGTTAATCCTAGTGCTAACAATTCTTCCTTAGTCATAGTGACCTCCTTAAAAAATACCCATTTCGCTTTATTTTCGTGAGCCACACCTCACGGTTACGGTCTTGTTAGTTATCGCCCAACAATACTAAAATGGCAATAAAAAAGCAGCGTTTCCGCTGCTAATTGATATATTCTTTTTCCCATTCCTCGTAGGTAATCGCCCCGTCAAAATCAGTACTTTTGTCATTCTGATTTCTACCTGTGCGAGTTCCTCCTTCTAGTCCTGGGATATATGGAATTGTAGTCGACCGGCAATAGCAATGAAACGGCGGAACGGTTACGCCAGGTTTAGCATCGACGAGACGAACGCGTTTACGATCCATGTGTCTGCAGATGGAAGAAGTATGACTATCTAGTGTAGCCAGTATCTCTAACTCCTCGACATCTAGGTCTTTCATACTATCAAGAAACCCCTGCTCGTGAACCCGTGCCGTCTCTGTTTCGATTAATCGCTTAGCGTTACTGTATGATGTCTTCATCCGCTTATGCAGATTATCCGCCATCGTGTCCGCCCCTTGCCCGATAATAAGGGCTTGGGTGAAATCATTCTGCAAGTTAGCTACTAACTTACTTGTATCTCCCCAAATCCTACTACTGAAATCCTTACCGTCACTCGCCCATTGACTGTGAACCACACTTTCAACGCGTTTACTATCAATGGTGTTAACTGTAGAGTACTCTCCGCGTTGCGTCTGTACTGTATATGCTGACTTATACGCGGAGGACTGATACACATCTTTCAATAGGTCGTTAAGTGAAATACTCTGCTTTTGAGCCAGTATTTCGAGCTCGTGAACCACGTTGATATACAGCATCTGTTCACGGCTTAATCGCTCACGAATGGATGCATTTGATAGCATTTGTTGATGTTCTTCAGATACGCCGAGTTTCTTAGCTTCTGCCTTAAACTCAGCTAAATCCATTTTAAAGGCTTTCATCTCATAGGCGTTCAGTAGTTTCCTTGCTTCGGCTAGTTGAAGTCCGTTTTCCGTTGCAAATCTGCGATACCAATCGTTGATAGTCTTCTCTATTCTACGTAACGCCCTGGAGTAGTTAGCTTTGATTTCCGCATCAGTGAGATTCGCTTTTTGAAACGATTCATCTAGTAACCGCTCATACCGTTTCTCCCAGTAATCATTCGCCATCTGCCTCACCGCCGTTCGGTACAACAAAATCTGCTGTTACTTCAGACTGTTCCTTTTTTACTTTCGCAAGCTCTTCCGCAGCATCTGTCGTCCACGGATGATTTGCAATAATGGTTTCATTGGATATGATACCTACAGAATTTTTACAGTTGTTAATTGTGTCGCCTTCATTAATAGGTAAGTCACGATTGAAGATGAAGTCCACTTCTTCGACTGCATTTTGATTAGTTAAGCCACGATACGTGTTAACGAACCACATCAAATCATGCAAGCTAGATTTAAACTCTAGCTCCATTTCATTGGCATCTAAATCAATATCAGAGTACATGGACATAATGTTCATCTGATTAGGATTGTTAGCCATACGATCGTCCTTAGCATCAAAGCCCCGGCCGTTCTCGATAATAGCTTTACGTAAAATGTTAATCAGTAATTGGTAATTGTCGCTATTCACTTCTATTTTTAAGGCCTTAACGTCCCCATTGACACCATCTACTGTACGAACCTTGATTGCCCCATACGAAGCAAGATTTTGACGGAACTCAGCGAGATTTTCGCCGTCATAGTTCTGTAGTATCAAAATTGTACTGCGGATATCCTCTTCCATATTATCTTGGAAGTTGGATAGTAACCGGTTAAGTGCATCTTGCAGAGATTTAACCTTAATGATAAGCGGTTGCTCAAATTCATTCGCACGGAACATAATGAGAGGAATACGTTCCCAGTTATACGGTTTATCAGCAATAGCAAAATTGGCAGTATTTTCTTTATCCGGATCAGGAAGTAAACGTTCCGTATCCCATATGTAATACTGAATACCATTCGGTGTGTAGTATTCCACTTTGTGAATGGTCTTAGTTTCTAGTCCTGTGTAGTACCCAATATCGTACAAGTATAAGAACGCATCTAGTTGTGTGTGCTCCTCATCCGCCCAAAATGGTAAAACCTGATGCGGTTTCATCATCTTAAACTTTAGCGTGCCATCGATACCTATGTACGGATGAATATACGCCTTGCCAGCCATCGTTGCGAATTTACCGACTGACTTTAATAAGCGTTGGAATTGAATACCAAACATCTTATCGAGCTCGTCATCATCGGTGTTAATATCTAATGGCTTAGACAATAAGTAGTTAACCTTTTGGTCTACTAAATCATCAAATCGGTTATCCACAATCTGATTATTGGGAACGCCCTGTAACGCTATTCGCGTATTACCCTCGCCAATAACGTATCGTTGCTTATTCAAAATGTCATGTTTACCGTCATAATAATCAATAGCAGTACACATCGTTTTTCGCTGTTCGCTACCTAGAAAATTACGCAGTTGTGCTTGTAGGAACTCGCGTTCCGACATAGTCGCTGAACCTTTTATGATGCGGTCCCACAGCTGAGATAATATCAATCAAACGACCACCTTTCTACATTAATATCTTCCAAACCATACCGCATAGCATCCATAGCATGGTTATTTTCGTCTTCAGGTTTTCCTGTATATTTCTCAAATCTATCTTTAGCCCATTGGTACGTGGATAACTCACGCAGCACATTAACGCATCTTGGGTGAACGATTAATTCGTAGTCCTGTATCCTCTGAATACCGTTTAATATGCTGTCTTTACCCTTGCGAGCCCTGGTTATCCCTTTTAGCCCTGCCTGGTACAATTCCTCAATAGATTTAGGCTCGGCGCTATCAGCCCTTATCTTCTCTTTTGCGTACCCCATATCAATAATACGAGATGCTAATTGTTGATTCGTAAGCCCTGTTTCGTACAGCTCATCGAATATGTAGATTTTCTTATACTCCATATCAACTAGCATGCACACTAGCGCTGTAGGGTCTACCGTATAACCAAAATCAAGGCCAAACGCGGACTTGATACCGGTTTGACCTCTAATATACTCAACACTAAATTTTTGTTCTTTCCAGTTTTCGTAAACCAGTCCTTCAACAACACCCCAGTTACCGAGCCCTGCTACTTGGTACCGCTTAGGGTTCTTCTTCATTTCTTCGAATAACACTAAGTCAGATTCGCTCAGGAACTCGTTACACAGATAATTCGTTGTCATGGCTAATACATTATCACTAGGTTCGTCAAAGAATCGTTTCTTTAACCAGTGTCTATCTGACCACGGGTTAAAGGTTAAGACTACCTGGTGGTATAGCCCTTTGGGCAACTGCCCACGAATAGATTCATCCAGTCTGTTGAAGGCGTCTTCACTCATAATCTCGTAAGCTTCTTCAATCCATAGCCTACACAGCGCCCCAACTTCAACAGTAATGGATGTAACCTTTAAAGGATCATCGAGCCCACGAAATAGGATTTTCTGACCGGTCGGAATGTACGTTATTTCAAGTGGAGATACGGAACATTTGAAGTACCGCTCCACTTTCAACTGGCGCATAGCCCATTTAAGCTGTGCGAAACAACTGTCACGCAAAGTCCGTTCTGTCTTACGAACGACTAGCCAGTTTATACAAGGGTTCTCCATTATCTCCATAATGACTTTTAGAGACTGCGTAGAGGACTTCTTACTGGCACGACTGCCCTTGACCACTTTATAGCGCCCTTTAAAACGCCAAAAAGCACCGTATCCCTTGCCTACGATATCAGGCAAGTACACTCTGTTAGTCTGCAATATCGTCACCACCTACGATAAGTACAGGCTTAATATCGATAGTTGTATCACCGCTGAGTATTCTATGGCGTTTAGCCATTAGCTCCAATGCTTTCAACCTAGATTTCTCGTCCGGCGGCTTATCGATAATTCGAGCTTCGGAACATCCTTCTCCTGTGCCCTCGATAACCACTTGCTTTTCATTTGAGAGCCCCAGGGCAATTCGTGTTAACTCATACTCGACCTGCTGAGCCGTCATGATGTTTTCATTGAAGTAGGAGTCGCGGAGCTCTTTGACCCTTGTTTTGATATCAACATTTGACAACAATCGACTACCTATTCTATTGGCGGTTTTCTCTGAGTAACCAGTGCGAATAGCAGCCTGTGTAGCGTTCATATCCTTGATGTACTCATGACAAAATTTTTCATGTCTTTTATTTGCTAATGCAGCCACTATCTCACCTCCTGGCTATCTTAATACATCACGGCTGTTTCTCTTAAGTCGGCCGTGTGAACGAGTGCATAATCCACAATTACTTTTGTGTGCGTGGTCATGTGTGATATACGTTTGACACGGCCCGTCGTATTCAATTAGTTGTGCATTGCAAACGCCGTTTTTGTTATTCAGGCATTTACGTTTAATACATTTGACTTCTGTGCTCATACCTTCTCACCTTTAATACTTTGTACGCTCAAATCCGATGACTAGTTGGTTGTTGTTAGGCTATATAGTTATTGGAGGACTACTAGTTCTAGTCATCAGATGTCAGCGTACAACGATACAGGGCAAGCTCATAATGTATAAGCTTTGAAATGTATGTGGACAAATTCGGCTCGCCCTGGTTTCATTGTGCGGTAAATTTCATTTTTACATATTAACTCTCTTTAGCTTACGCGATCGCCTACATCATAAATACGGGCCCCTGTATTTACAATGCTACATACAACAAAAAACACGGTCGTTATCACCGTGCTTTTTGCCGAGTTGTGTATAAGAGAGGATTTGTGTTAGATGACTAATGACACCTTTCACAACTACATTATACTATGTCAAGTCGGTTCATTTAAGTCCAAAATACTCCAAAACACTCCAAAATACTCCACTATGAGAGGAGCTCCCCTAATTCGTTCAACGCTTTATTTTTTAAATTGAAGTAACTACTTTTTTCGTAATATATCATCGCTTGTACTTTCTTAGGAAATGCCCCGTTAATGTATTCTTGCGACAATATAATACGCCCTGGTATACATTCTATCTTTTCAATTAAAGCCCTTGCTTCTTCCCTTTTAGCAATAAGCTTTGCTATCTCCCGTTTTTTGGCATCTACCGTATCAACAAGTCTAGCCACATCGCCTTCTAGCCCTACTGGAGTCCCTCCGCCCGATACTCGGTCTTTGGAATAATCAATCGCCGATAAGGTGATGATATCATACTGCAGTTTACGAATATCCTGCCGTAGTGATTGAATACGTATGGCTATCAGTTTAATATCTTGCAGATACGCAGTTGCTTTTTCCTTATAGTCACTCATTAGCGATTACCTCATTGATGTACCGGTCTAAGTACCACCGTGCTTTTTTTAGGTCCTCAAGTTTGTCGCCCTTATACCCCGCTCGTGCAATGTACTTGATAACATTACCTAGATGATATGGAAGCTGTTGATCCTCGATAAAATCGATAACCTCAATCTTACCGCGTGTGTAGTGTGAAGGATGATTGATAACATCTTCTTCAACGACCTTAACTTCCGGCTCCTCAAGCGTATTGGCTACCATATTTGCAAGAGTCACGGCTACTTCTTTTCTCTTAGCTGCCATATTCGCAAGAGTCGCGTCTACTTTCTTCTTAGGTACCTTCGAATACTTAGGTAGACACTCCGGACAGTATTTAGGCCAACGACCTTGCGCCTTTTCCTTTTTGTGGGTAAATGTTGTACCGCATACTTCGCAAGTTAGCTCTTTACTAACGCCTGCACCAGGAGGTGTCATAACTTTTTCACACTCAGGGCAATAATCCTCGTGTGTTTTTACTGTAAATGTGTCTCCGCATCGTCTACATTTCTTTTGCATATCTCTACTCCTTATACAATTCTTTACGATATTTAATAGCTTCTAATAGGGCGTCCTGCCCTGCTTCTTTGCGTTCTAACGCTTTTATAACTTGCTCGTCCATCGTACCTTTTGTTACTAGATGGTGGATAATCACAGGTTGTGTTTGCCCTTGTCTGTGTAGTCGTGCGTTAGCTTGTTGATATTGTTCAAGACTCCATGTCAGCCCATACCATACGATGATATTGCCGCCGGCTTGAAGGTTTAAACCATAGCCAGCTGATGCGGGATGTGCTAATAGCATTTGGATATTACCCTTATTCCACTCAGCTACATCATCATCGGTCTTTAGCTCGACGGCTTTCGGGAATGCTTCTTTGATTGACTGAAGGTCATGCTTGAAGTTATAGAACACTAACATCGGTTTTCCTTCATTCGTTTCTATCAATTCTTTCAACCTTTCAATCTTCTCGTTATGGACGACTACGATTTCACCATCATCGTTATAAATGGATCCATTCGCCAGTTGTAATAATTTACCGGCGAGTGCTGCCGCATTGAGTGCGCTCACATCGTCATCACTGGCTAAACTAAGCACGTGCTCACGTTCCATCTGTTTATAGAGTTCCCATTCTTTCGGGTTCATCTCTACCGTGATGACATTCTCGATACGTTCTGGTAGTGTAAGATAGTCCTTCGCTTTTAGGCTCATGCAGATATCTTGCATCTTGCTGAATATCGCCTTATCACCGCCTGGTAGTAGTCGGTAACTGTACACGACGTGTCCGTTTGTTTTGTCCGGTGTAAAATATCGGGTACGGTATTCAGTAATCGTCTTACCTAACCGTTCACCGCCATCTAGTAAATACATCTGCGCCCAAATATCAAGTAAGGTATTCGGTGCCGGTGTACCTGTTAAAATGACGATACGCTTAAACAGTGGACGGAGTTTTCGTATCGCCTTAAACCGTTTAGCCTGTGGGTTCTTAAACGAAGAACTCTCATCGATCACTAACATATCGAAAGGGAACGATTTCTTCTTATGGTAGTACTCATATAACCATTGCACGTTTTCACGATTTATCACATAAATGTCAGATTCGCTCTCTAAGGCCTGTATACGTTCCTTCTCGGAACCTAACACCTTGGCCACAGTTAAACGTCTTGTAGCACTCCATTTTTGCGATTCTTGGGCCCATGTAGATTCAGCTACCTTCTTAGGTGCAATGAGTAATACTTTTTTAATGTCAAAGTAATCATACATAAGCCGGTCAATCGCAATAAGGGTAGATATGGTCTTACCTAAACCCATATCCAGTAACAATCCGTAATGGGTGTTATCAATGATTCGTTGTATTGCAATGCTTTGATACTCGTGTGGATGAAAGTCCATGTATCGCCCTTTCCATATCTTCAACAAATAACTTGGCATCAGACATCCCGGTTACCACAAACACCAAAGCGCCTTGCTTTCGTAATCGTGAAATCTGTACTCGTTGGTTAGCCATTAGCTTCCCTGTTGTATCCTTTAACTCGACGAATATGACACCACCTCCAGGAAGTACAATAATCCGATCCGGTACACCATCATTTCCAGGTGACACGAATTTCATATATATGCACCCCATTTTTTTGAGTTGATTTCCTAACCACCGTTCGATGTCTTTTTCCACGTTCTCACCTCGTTCTCATTTAATAATTGGACACACCCTCGGACACGCCTATGAACCCGCACCAACACTGGATTTATAGGGGGGGGTGTGTCCGATGTGCCCAATTTTTTTCCAACATATATATATACGCGTATTTGCGTTTTTTACGCTTATATATATACACCCAATTATTCATATATTTATTTTTTTATTTTTATATAAATAATTGGACACACTGGACACATATTATTATTTAGATTAGTAATTATCTATTTTTTAGCCGTGTCCGATTAGTGTGTCCAAGCGTGTCTAGTGTGTCCAATTATTGCACTACATCAAAAACTATCGATGTATAGGCTTGAATAATTATTTTTACGAACATTCATACCTATTAATTAATTGGACACACCTCAAATAATTGGACACACCTACTTATCATGATTTCGTTTATGCATTGACAGGAGGTCTGAACCTTCCTTTATAAACGCCCTTTGAGGACCGTAAAGCCTGCCGAAACGTGCCTTGCCGGTCCCTTTTGTATACGGGTTCCAGCCTGGCGTTGACTGCAAGATGTCAATAATCTCTCTTGCCTTTGCGTTCTGCAGGTTCTTCCTGTCCCCGCCAAGCACTTCACACCATATCTCAAGGGCACACACTCGCTCCCGCTGCACTGAACCACAATGATCGTCATCGCCATAATTAGCGACGTAATCTCTTCTATCATAGATGTCCATTGATTCCCAATCTTCAGGAAGTAACATTTCGAGGTACTCCTCAATGAGGCCTACGAGTTCACCGCCTTCTGTATGGGATAATTGGATTCTAAGGGCTTCTTCTTCAAGTGCTCCTTCGAGTACTAACGGTTCACCTTCGGACCAATATCTAAACGCTTCCGCCCATAATTGGTCAATTTCATCCTTTGACAAGTCCCAGGAGTTCTTCGTCTTCCGTTCCTTATCACCAGTAATTGGCCAAAATCGGCGGTTACCGGTGCGGTCTTTAAGGAACATAAGATTGTTAGTGGAACCAGCGAATACACACTGGCGAGGATACTCTTCGGTGCGTCTACCATACGGAGAACGGAACCGGTCAGAGGTACGGCTGATAAAGGCCTTAACGATTTCGTTATCGTTCTTGTAGGTCGGTGCCAGTTCCGCAAGTTCGACTATCCAGGAGCCTTGAATCTGTTCGAGGGCATCTTTGGTCTTGATATCAACGAGTGAGTTGTTAAACCATTTACGACCTAACCGCTCCAAGATAAGGGACTTACCTAAACCTTGAGAACCATATAACACAATCGCCGTATCAAACTTAACGCCTGGATCCATGACACGAGCTACGGCACCGCACATCCATTTACGAGTAACTGCTCTAATGTATTCGGTATCTTCAGCTCCAATGTAGTCGATAAATAGAGTATCGACTCTACATTCACCGTCCCAAGTTAAGCCGGTTAAATACTGGCGTACAGGATGGAATTTATTATCTTGCGTTACTTCCTGGAGCGCATCGTCGATGATACCTTTACCCTTAATAAGGTATTTAGTAGCAAAGTAGTTACGTAGGCACGCATCGTCAGTATCCGTCCAGTAAGGGGTTTCGCCCTTATCACGCCACGGAAGGTCGTCAATTACGACTAAGCGGTGCGCGAATTCATCAAGACGGATTTTACCTTTTAATGCGGGGTCCTGTTTAAGTACTACTAAACAGTTGAACACGTCAGATTCAGGAGTACCGTTTTTATCACGCTTTAGCTTTGATAAGAAGTCCTCGTCATCGTCTGTGATATCGTCGAACTCCATATCCGCCATACGTTCTTTGTCGAGCAGGATTGGTGCTGCGCCATCTTCGTTCACAAAGTCAATCATGTCTTTGTAACTTGGTAATTTGGTGACGCTGGTCTCATCTGCTGGGTCCTTATCTCCGAATAAGTGGATCCGGACAAGGTCAAATGCATTTACGAGTTTACCGCTGATAGGGTCAGTCGCATGGTTGGAGTAAGCAAAGGTGTCGTTATCGTAAATCACTAAGCCACCTACTGAACTACCGGCTACATACGTGTATCGGTCTTCGACTGCTGTAGGTTCATAGACTTCGGGGAGAAACTTATGTATCGCTTCCGTGATACTGTAGCAACGACAAAAAGCACCGATAAGGCCTTTTTTCTCTAATGGGTTACCTTGTTTCTTAGCCGCATCAAGGCGAATTTGTGATTCCTTTTCCGATGTTGGCCAAAGACTCGTATCTCGCCAATCACGATATGTACTTAGACATTGATCAACAGATACTAGGTTGCCTTCGCCTCGTTGATATACATACTCGACATCCTTTGGATGACTAGGCCAATACATAAGGCGTTCAGCTTGGTGCGTGGATGGGTCGAAGGACTCGATACCGATATTATCCGCAATCCGTCTCGAGACTGCCTGGTACTCATCTGGCTTCATCGCTCTATCGACAGGTATGATTACGCGATATCGTGGATTAGCATCCGTGTGACTGTGTGTACTGTAGAGTACGTACTCCATTCCGCCTAATTCCATATCGAGGTCTAATAGAAAGTCCTCACTAGGATTATCCGCATCAAGGGTAATCAAGTACCGCTCTTTAACAGAGCCTCTTACACGTCTACCATTTTTAGGAATATAGCCACCTACAAAACCGCCGACGTCTTTCTTTTGGCCTTGATCAGCTTTAGACATCTTGGCGTATTCAGCAGTCGTTTCATTTGTTACAGTAGGCTCAGCCAATTTATTGGCCAAAGCACTCCAAGTCATTTTCTGAGACTTCCAGCTACGGGCGGAGCGACTTCTGCCCGTAGCTATGATGATATTTGTATCCATGTTACATCGCTCCTCCCTTCGCAAATTGGATATCTCGTACATACGCCGGAACGCTTAATCCGTGAGAGGTAACCCACTGACTAACAGCCCCATTGATAGCGTGGTCTTCATATACGCCACGATTGTTTTTAAGTTTAGCCTGGTGTATCTCTACGAAGTCGTCCGCATCATTAATGGGGTTAACCTCGATACACGCTACAGGCTTGTTACATTTATAGACACCTACGATAGCACACGTTTCCGCTTTTACTTTTTTGATATAGGAGCTTACACAGTTATTAAGCTGAATACCCATATCAACGATGCCATGAGTAGAACCTATCGCCATAAAGCGGTAGCCGTTAACCATATCAGCTAGCACACGATGTGCTTTTCGCTGCTGTACAATTTCGTCTTCTACTTTGTCAAACTTTTGCATTCTCGAGATGGTATCATGTAGGTTACGCACCTGGATGCGACTACCCCACACCTCTTTACGGCGACTTCTCGATAACTCAAAATACATACTAGCTGTATCTCTTATATCGTGATAGGACGGCGCATTTCTAATGAATAAGAACGCCTGGCGTTCACCGTATTGATAGCTAAGGATGTTAACAAATTTACGAATGATAGACAAATCACGGTCATCACGCCATAATGGCCAAGACTGAATATAACTTGTATTATCAGCGTTATCTTTAACGACATCGACCATAGCCTTTTGATAGTCCTTGTTCTTAAATAACGTAGCCATAACTTTGATGATCTTCGCATAGAAGAAAGGTCTATCGTGTAGTAACCGTCGAACCCATCGGGTGTCAGGCAAGTTATGAGCCTTGATTAAGGCCTTTACAAAGGAATCACCTTTTATCGTTAACTCTAATACGTTACCCATACCAAGTGTCTCGTTAGGAAATTTCCGATTATAGAAGTCATCATAGTCTCGTTTAAGACTATCATTGATAGCCGGTGCATCCGGAGCTTGTAATTTCCATACTAAGTTATGGAGTAGGTTATCGAAGGCTCCGTAATTGTTAGACACCTGTACGCCTTGCCGAATGCGTTTGACTTTATATCCTACGACCTTTGAAAGCTTCTCGAAGAACACTTCTTTTAGCAATTTGGCGAAACGTTTTAGCTCATCTTGATGGTTATGCAGCCTGCAGTCAGGCGTGGCTACAAACCAAGCTAAGGATAAAGGGCTATTTCCTAAACGTGTAGGGGAAACCGTCGATTCTTCGACGACATCACTGCGTGAGCGTTTCTTAAGTATGATAAAGGTTTTTCTTTGTTTAAAGTCAAACCGCACCACATCGATGACATGAGATTTATAGCCTTTGTATATCATCCCTGAATCGCCGTCGGCATACACTGTGTCGTACTCAAATTGCACGTCAAGTTTATCGTCCCTATCTATAATTGATAGGTCTAGGGATAAAGGAACGGTGGCTCTATATCCAACTTCCGCAGTAAACCCTTTAGCGTGGATCCGTTCGCCACAACTCGGGCAATAGAACTCATCTGATTCCCTGCAAGGCACTATTCCAAACCCGTTTGACTCCATAGGCCATAGGTTGGCGAAGGAGTGTCCGCAAGGTACGTGGTAATGGCTTGCAGGGGTAAATGGTGAAACTTGTTTACGCCGCACTAGGTCGTACAACTGTTGTACTTGTAGATTGAATAAGACCCTCATAAGGCGCTATCCTTTCTCTTATAACAAATCGTCTAAATCATCTTCTTCAGGAGTTTCCTCAACTACTGGAGCTTTGACTACTGGTTCTTCTTTCTTTTTAGTAGTGCGTTTACGTTTCGGCTTTTCTTCAGCTTTTGGCTCTTCTGCCTTTGGCGGTTCCTCAGCCTTAGGAGCTTCTGTTTTCTTACCGTTTAATACCTTAAGACCTAAATCACAAGCAGCAATACAGCCTTCGCAGTATGCCATAGCGGAGTCTTTACGCTCACTTGCTGGCGCTTCTTTTACAAGTTCATATAAGCCATCAATAGCTTCACGTTGTTGTTGAATTTGTTGTTTTGAGAGTTTCATACGGATTGTCCTCCTAATCCTTCATATAGTAAGGGTTCTCAAACCCTGCTGCGTTTAATATGAGTCCTTCATTCCAGGACTCAGGTTTACACATAATATCTATAACTTCTTCTAAACTGCCTTCGCCTATTGGCGCTTCGATAACCACTTCGTCGTGGATGTGGGCTACAATTTTGTAACCAGCTTTTGCCAGTCTGAGCATTGATGCGGCTAAGCAATCTCTTGCCACTGCCTGTACAATGTTTTCGACGAGCTTTCCGCCATAGGTTTCAACTCTGCCCCATGTATTCTTAACCTGATCCATACCGTCGTACTCAATCGATTCACTACCGAATCTATTAAGCCCAATTCTAGGTCTTGCGTAGGCAAGTCTTCGACCGGACGGTAATTCGATGAACAGGAAGCCTTTCGATTTAAAGAATTTAATATTGCCTTGTCTGATTCGTACGGGTTCTCCTGTTCTCACTACTTGCTTTGCTGCGCTGTCTGCATCTTTCCAAAATCTCGTAATTCGTGGACTAGCTTGTCGCCATGCTTCGATGATACCTGGTAGTTCCTTCTCAGGAATTTCTCCTTTTGAGTCCATCGCTTTCATGGCTCCTACACCGCCACCATAGCCGAGTGCTAATTCAGCTACCTTGCCTTTTTGGCGAAGATGCCCATTGACGCCATGCTTCTCAACAGGTACGTGGAACATGCTTGATGCGGATGCGCAGTAGATGTCGCCACCTTGCGCAAATACATCCTGGCGCCACTGCTCGTGAGCAAGCCAGGCGATAACACGGGCTTCAATAGCACTAAAGTCAGCTACAATAAATCGGTGTCCGTCCTCTGCTACTAAAGCAGTACGGATAAGTTGCTTAATCACGTCACCAGGGTTTCCATATAGTAGGTCTAGCATTTCTACATCTCTACTTTTAAGTACTTCCCGAGCTGTGTCTAAGTCTTCTAAGTAGTTACGAGGGAGGTTCTGTAGTTGTACTACACGCCCCGCCCATCGTCCGCTACGCATAGCCCCATAAAACTGAAGCATGCCGTGGATGCGGCCATCTGAACATACAGCGTTTTTCATGGCCAAGTATTTTTTGATGGAGGAGTTACCGAGCACCTGTCTATTTTGCAGTACCTTGCGAACATCAGAGGGGATATCCTGTGCTAAGAGGTTTGATACATCGTCTTTACGCATTGTTTCTAGATCATATCCTAGTCTTGCCGTAAGCCACTCTTTAAGTTGCATGGTACTGTTCGGATTCTCTAATCCTGTTAATATCTTGGATGACTCGGTAGCTTCTTCCACAATTTCGTCGTTGCAGGCAAGCGCCGCATCGATGAGTTCCATATCTACTTTCACGCCTCGCCAGTTGATATCTTGGTCAAGTAGCCAGTACTCGTGCTCGATAGCCGGTGGTTTCAGCGAAAGTAAGCGTTTACGAATTGCCTTCTCAACCACTACGTCCTGGCGATTGTACTCAATGTATTCCGCCCATTTTTCAGGCGCATCCTCTGGCATATTTCGTGTCTTAGGATTTGTCTTAGTTGGCTTACGTGGTACAGAGAAGAACTGGATAAGGCGTTTACCTCTTGAGTCCTTGGCTTCTCCTAATTTCAAAGCCTTTGACACATTATCAAGGCTCGCAGGTAAGCTACAGTATAACGCTAGTACAGAGGTACATTCCCAGTTCGTGTAGTCCGCATCAGGGTAATACTTCTTTAGGCATAGCATTTCAAATGCTGCGTTGAATGCGGTCTTTGTAATTTCCTTGTTATACAAAGCGTCCACCACCCTTTCGGGTAGTGGATCCTTTGTCATATCAATTACTTCGACCGGTTCGTCATCGAAGCTATAGGCAAAGAGCAGTATTTCAAATGTTGTATCATCAACGTATCGCTGAGCCCCATATTTAATAGGGCAGTCAGAATACGTTTCCACATCAATACTGAGCTCCATATATGCCTCCTTAGATTAAATCGTCATCGTCTAGGTCTCCTAAATCGTCGTCCCCGAAGTCGCTAGCAGATACGTGAACGCCACCGAGGCGGTCACCATCTTTAACTTTACGAACACCATTTAGGCCAAAGCCTACGCCTTTCTTACCGTTGAAGTTGTAAGCGAACACGGAAAGTGCTACCTGCGCATACACGCCGGAGTAAATTTCTTCTTCAATGTCGAATTGGTCCATCTTGATTTTGTCACGAGTGAATACGATAGGTTGTTTATCGCTGTTAGCGTTGATGAAGAATTTACCTGCATATGTTTCAGGTTGGTCTGCTACTGCTTCGTCGGTATCACCGTCGCGTAAGTTCAATTTAAGGTATGCTGCTTTACCTTCTACCTTAGCTACTGCTTTTGGATCAGCCTTAAGTTCTTCGATTGCACGTTCAAATGCTTTGATTGTTTTCTTATCTGTTTTGTCGATGATGATTTGGGAACTATATTTTGCTTTGCCGTCGTCGTTTTTACGAGGTTGAGCGATGTTTGCATAGGAAAGTCTTACGATACCAGTTGTTAATTTAGCCATTGTTACGGTCTCCTTCTTTAAATGAATTATTTGTTAGCTTCTACTTCAGTCATTAATTTGTTTACGAGTGCTTCAAGTTTACTGATGCGGCTTTGTGCATCTTTAGCTTCAGCAATGTAGTCAGAACCTTTACCGGTTTTGAACGCAAGGTTTACGGTGTATTGGTTCTCACCACCTAACGTAGCACCAAAGCCAAGCATGATACGTTCATTAGGTCTAGCGAATACGCCGAGCGCTACTGCATTACTGTTACGGTAATGGCCGTAACTTACAGCGTAGCTGACCTTGTCATTTCTGTTGAAGTCGAGTGGATGCAAGCCAGCAAGTGCTGCGGAACTTGCCCCTAACTTGTTAACACGTTGGCCAAGATTGTTGACTTTGTTGTTAATGTCATTAGCTAAGCCCAAAGAACGATTTTCTAAAGTCGTGATACGCCCTTCGTGATTGTCTGCCACATGTTCAAGGCTTCTAATATCCGCTGTATTAGCGGTTACTTTTTTGTCAAGGGAAGTAATAGCAGATGTATTACCATTGATGCGGTTAGTATTGTTAGTAATTGCAGTAGTATTGCCTGCGATAGCTTGTTCGTGATCGTTCACTACATCGCCTAGCATGTTCAAACCGATTGCCACATCTTTAATGTTTTGCTTGTTTTTGTTAATTTGTTTAGCGTTTGTTTCGATTTCATCAATAGCAGCGTATAATTGGCTACCATTGATAGCGTCTAATGAATCAGCGGAGATTTGACCAGCGCTAACATTCGTGAGTTGGCGGTTGTACTGAGTTACTCCGCCTGCACCTGCACGGGCTTTAGAACCAAAGGACACTACGCTTGCTGGTTGTTCACCAGCAAATACGTGCTTAGTGCCATTGATTGTGATACCATCAACGCCAACGGCGCTATCTGTAACGCTGTTAGTACCGATTGCCACCGCATTCGCTTGGTCAGCAATCGTGTTGTTACCAAATGCAACGGCGTCAGTGGCTAAGGATTTGGCGTGAGTGCCAAATGTAAGAGCGCCTTGACCATTAGATTCAGAATTAGAACCGAACACTAATTGCTCTTTGTCAGCACCGATTTTATTGTTGTAGCCAATTACCGCGCTTTGTCCGCCGGCTACTGTGCCGTTGTTAGCACCGACAACCACAGTATCAGCGCCTGTAACATTATTAGTTCTGCCTAATACTACAGAAGATTCACCGGATACGAAAGCACCGTTACCGATAGCCACGCTATCATAGCTAGAAACACGGGCTTGATTGCCGATGGCTACTGTGTACTCCACCAAACTCTCGGCATGAGAACCAAAGGCGAAGGAGTTACGACCTGCTGCAGTAGCGTTATTACCACCTGCGAAACCATTTTCGCCAGTTACCGTATTATTTGTACCGAACGCTAACGCATTATTAGCGTCGATGTTGTTTTGGAAGCCCCATACTGCAGAGCTTGTAGAAGTTGCGGAGATAGTATTATCTGTACCGCCTACTGTGTTATTACTAGTTGCGCCAACTACGTTTACTGCTAACGCGGAAATTGCTAGTGCTGTTGTTAATGTTTTATTCATCTCTTATACCTCATCTTCAAATTCATTCATCATTGTTTCAACTGTATTAATTGCTGGGCGTTTATCGCTTTCAGGTACAAGCGTAGGCTTGCCTTCAGGCTTGTCGATATATGCTTCTAAGTATTCGGCAACGCCCTTTTTACCGAGTACCTTTTGTAAGTTTGTGATACCTTCGAGTTCTCGAGGCTTGAAGATTTCCTCTTCCTTGTAGCCGTTATCAAGTAGTGTTTTAGCAGCGGCGTCCGGATCCGTAATTGTACGTCTTGATGTACCTTCTACTAATTTATATCCAGGCCATTGCTTTTCGCCTGATAAGGCTTTCTCATATGCGAAGTCGTAAACACCTTTAATCCATTTCGTGATTAAATCTTTCATCGCTAGGATGTCAGATACTTCACGGTCAGTGAGTAATTGATTGAGCTTACCGCCATTCTTATAGAATGTATCAAGGCAAGTATCTGCTAATGCTCGGCAGGTGTGCCGTGCTTTACAGAAGTTGCAGTAATCGCAAGGCGTACATTCGCCGATACCTTCCCAGGCACGTTGTGCGATTGGTTTGATATCTTCGCCCCAATCAAGAAGTTCTTCAAGTGACATTTCATCGGTAGACACACTATCAAGTCTTGGCTGAACGATCGTCATACGTACCGTTTTAATGTCATATAGGAACTCGTTCACGTCGTAAGCACCTAATGCGTAGAGCCTCATTTGTGTGTTTTCAACGGCGCTAACAGGAACGCCTTTACCATACTTCAGGTCAATCACTTCCAGGATGCCATCGGCTACGATTACCATGTCACCCGTACCGAACCCTTCAGGTACCCAACGAGAGAAGTCGAGCCTTGCTTCTATCATGGCTTCCGCATCAGAGGAACGAGCACGAGCTTCATTCACCTTTTCTTCGCAAATGTCGACATATCGGTTAACCGCTTCTATCATTTCAGTAGAGTAGTCGTCTAGCTTAGGGGCTTTTTTACCCTCTAACTTATGTCGGAGAATTGCTTCTGCCAGGTCATGTGCTACAGTACCCTCCGCAGCATACGGAGATTGTTCATCAGGGAACATCGCTTCAAGTCTTGCTGAAGGAGTACATACTAGCCACCTCGCACTGCTTGATGCACCGAGTAAGGCGTGTTTATTAGCCACGGCTATTCACCCATTCCATGATTTTGATACGTTGATCATCGGTAGCAGATGTCACCTTTTCTGCGCCGATACTATCTAAGAAGGCTTTGAATTCGCCCTTTGCTTTCGTTTTATCAGTAGCTTTCGCCATTACGTCTTTTACTGCTTCACGAGTTGCTTCAAGGCTCGGTACTTCTTTTTCAGGTTCTACTGTAGGTGTGGGTTCTTCTTCCTTAGGAGCTGGTGCTTCTTCTTTAACTGGTTCAGCTTTCTTAGGAGTTTCCTTCTTAGCAGGTGTTTCTTCTTTAACTGGAGCGCCTACGATGGATTGGTATAGGTCTTTCACTTCTTGTTCTAATTCAACTGCTTTGTCTACTGTGATTTTTAACTCGATCATTGTTCTATTCCCTTTCGGTTTAACTATGTGATATACTTTAAATGGATATTTTTCTATGCGCCCTTTAGCATTGCCGTGCTTTGGGGTGCTTTTTTTTGTGCCCAGGTGCTCGCACTCATCAGGAATGCAGTAATCTCTATTAGGGCACGTTGTACAGTCTCGCAATGCCCTCACCTCCTTTCACTAGGCACGTTTGGATAAACGTGTTATTCTATTTACACACGGATGTATGTCTTTGCAGTTATCGCACACTATACGAGGCTTGCCGGTTAGGTACGACCAATTTGTGTAAGGACTTTTAATCCTTTTATTACAGAAGGAGCATCGTTTATCGTTCATACTCTTTTAGCTCCTCAATCCAGTATCCAGTGAGTAACCAAAGAGTGATACCTAGTAACCCCTGGCACATACCAGTCCATAAATCAATGCGGTCTATTTCGATAGAACCGACAGTTCCTACTACTAATATGGCTGCAATAATGCGAAGCACATAAACTACTTTCATCATGTCTACTCTCCTATTCGTGCCTGGCATCGTTTGGCAAGCCAAGCATTAAACGAATCAACGTGGATAAGGCGTTTACCCCCACGCTTACCGATTTTCATGGACGGGAAGTCAAAATCTTGCGCCCATTCTCGGATAACGGCTTGTGGTACGCTAGCAAGCTCCGCAGCCTCCGCTACTGTGATACACATCTTATTCATAGGTACCTCCTAGAATGCTAGAAGCACCAGGGATAACATCACGAATAAACTTATACCTGCAGACAAGCCCAGTGCTAAAATCCATAAACAACAACTAGCTAGTTCTAATAATTGTTTTTTATTCATAGCTACCTCCTATCTAATTTAGGGTTGTAGTAATCGGTTTCCCAAAAGTCGTGACTTTCGGTATCATCGACACACAACGCATAGCAGATACCAACGACTGTCGACATTTGCACTGACTTACCTTTGATAGCTCGGTTTAACGTATCCATCGAGATTTCAGCTTGTTTGATCAGCGCCGTCTTAGTCATGCCTAACTCGTTCATGCGTTCCGTAATGGATTCGCCGAACATTCTGATTACGAATTCTTTCATAACCTATCCTCCGTAACGGTTTAACCGTAATCAACTATAAAAAAATAATGTCGTCATACGATACACCAAATACTTCTTGTATCTTTTTTATGTGAGGAACATCGGGGAAAGAGCGTTTGCGCTCCCAATTTCCCCAAGTATCAACAGACACTCCAATCGCTTTAGATGCCGTAAGTTGAGACCAGTTTTTTGAAGCCCTTAACATCTTTAATGTATACTTCATAAGCTACCTCCTTTCTCGATACTCGCATCTTGTTTACAGTCATCATTCTACTACGGTTTATCCGTAATGTCCATAAACTAAACTTAAACTATCGTAAAATTTCCGTAAAATATTGATTTTATTACGAAAATATCGTAATATATAGGTGTATTAATTAATATATTCCATATTTTGAGAGGTTCTTATGAGTGATTTAGGCAACAAGGCTATTATGGCTGAGAATATTCAACGACTAATGGATAGCCGCGGAATTGATCGCAATAAAATATGTGCTGATTTAGGGCTAAAGTATACTACGTTTACCGATTGGGTGAAGGGAAATACATATCCTAGAATCGATAAAATTGAACTATTGGCAAACTATTTTGGCGTTCCTAAGTCTGAACTAGTAGAGAAATATACAGACGGCTATTACACCGACCGTGAAGCAGCCGAATTTGCTGAATACCTACGCACACGTCCAGGAGCTCGTATGCTCTTCTCTGCTGCTAAAGATATCACTAAAGAGGAGATGGAAGAAACAGTCAAATACATAGAGTTCTTAAAATCTAAACATAAGTAATACACACAAGGGAGAGTGGTAGTATTGGTTATTAACCTTATATATTGTGACTTACCAAATGCTAAAGCAGTTTCTGAGGAATCAGAAGATGTAGACACTCATAATATCTACATTAATAAAAATCTTCCCCATGAACGCATGAGGGAGGAAATAAAGCATGAGTTAAGTCATATTATTCGTGATGATTTTTATGTAGATCATCACGTTAATTTAGTCGAACGTATGGTTAGAATGTCTCAGATTGAAGATGGAGACATTAACGGAATCGACTTTTATCATCATATTATTTAACATAGGGAGATGTTAACATGAAAAAGACTTTATTAATTACTACTATGCTTGCCTTAGTTACAGTTACAGGATTCGCTAGAACTGAAGTATCTCACGATGAATTTAAGGCGTTAGACGGTCCTAAGGTACTAGTACATTACGACGACGGGAGCACGGAATTACTAGACGAACAGGAATATCTCGAACGCACTATTAGTATGACACAAAAAGAAATGGACGACTTACACAAAGTCGATGAAGGTACTAAAAATGCACTAGCAAAATGGCAAGCCGATCATGAGATACACCAGGCACCATCTGAAGAAGTGCAACAGCCTAAAAAGAAAAAACACTGGTATGACAATGTACTAGATTCTGTATTTTAGATAAAAAAAAATAAGCCCCCACCGCAGTGAGGGCTACTAAAAACTACATACCTTAGAGGTATTTCATTTTTACTCCAATATCATTATATCACATAAAACCTCTAAGGCGTATTTCTTATACCCAAATTTAAGCCAAGGAGGTTATTTTTATGGCTAAAAAACGAGTCGATGGGCGCTATCAAGTATCCAAGATGATAAACGGTAAGCGTAAATACTTTTATGGCACTACCAAGAAAGCTGCTATTGCTGAACGTGATGCCTACGTTGAATCACTAGCACAATGTGCTAACTACGATAACACGATTACAATCGAGCGCTGGTGCGAATATTGGATCCGACTTAAAACGGATACTGTTTCACAGAATACCCTCTCCTCTTACCAATATATTATTAAAACCTATATTGTACCGTTCATAGGCTCGATACGATTAGTTGAGCTATCAGCCTTGAACGTAAGAGCACTTATGGATAGTATGAGTCATTTATCAGCTCGGACTATCAGTTACACGCTAACCGTTCTAAGAGCTATACTAAAGCAGGCCGTTATGGATGAGATACTCTCGAAGAACGTGGCTACATTAGTTAAAAAGCCTAAACAAGAGCGTAAACGTGAAATGGTAACGCTATCTAAAGAAGAGGTTGAGGCCTTCCTTGAACAAATCGATGATGTCGAATGGCACGCCCTATTTAAGTTAGCATTTACTACAGGTTTACGACGTAGTGAGATACTCGGCTTAACCTGGGATGATGTCAACTTAAAACAAAAGACGTTAACCGTCAATCAGACAGTTTTACGTATCAATGAAGTAACCACTCTCTCAAAAACGACTAAAAACAGCTCGTCTAGGCGTTCTATATCACTCGACGATAAAACTATCGCAGAGCTCCTAAAACTTCGCACATGCGTCGATAAACGACGCCTAAAAGCAACGAACTGGAGAAATAATAATCTCGTGTTCCCAGGTAAGTTTGGAAGTCCTCGTGATCCGGCTAAGGTTTCTTTAAAATGTAAAAAGTTGGCCACCGCAATCGGTAGACCTGACTTTACGATGCACGATACTCGCCATACACATGCGACCCTATTATTAGAGGCAGGAGTAAACTTTAAAGTCGTACAAATGAGGCTCGGTCATTCCTCGTACCAACAAACGATGGATACCTACTCTCATGTTACTCCGATTATGGAAGCCGACGTGGTAGAAAAAATTTCAAACATATTCTAATTGATGTCAAAATGATGTCAAAAGGTACCCTGATAAAAATGATGTCAAAAGAAAAACCCACACTACTGTGCGGGTTTATATGGTGGACCACCAGGGGTTCGAACCCTGGACACCCTGATTAAGAGTTTACTTATATAATATTGATAAACCCTATAAACACAGTATTTTACTGCATTTTATACTTTCTTATTTGCCTATATTTCTACATATTTTTTAATAAAATGATGTCAAAATGATGTCAAACACAAAAAGCCCCAGGTAGTATTTACCTGGGGCTTGCCTTACGTCCACCCTCGCAAGGCTAGGGAGATAATTGGATCACCTCTTTACCGATGAATCACTACTCCGATTACTGCTCCCGCTCCCATCATCTGAGATAGGTTGCGCTGCATCCGTAGTCGTTTGATTGTTCTCTTGTCGTTGTCGATTTGCCCTTTCAATTCGGTCAATGAGTTCTGCATTTCTGACAAGGTAACCTCTTGCTTCATGGATAGCATTTTGGCTTTCATCAATTCTGTTTCCAATGTCGATATTGTATTGTGTGCTTCGTTCAACTCTTCCCTTTGCTTCATGACTAAGCTCTGCGCTTCGGTCAATGGCAGACTGGATGTCTCGATTAAGCTTAAGGCTTTCTCGTTGTTGCTTTTCAATTCGTTCCACTGTGTTAAGGGAATCGTGATTGTTGCTTCCACTTGGCTCGTGGAAGATGTACCAGCAGCAAAAGACGGAGAGGAGCACAATACCACCGATAACAGCATGGCGGTAACTAAGGCTATTAAGTAAAACTTTGATTTTGTCATACATCATATCCCTCCTGCGTAGTCAGTAATCCCCCTAGCAATAGCGCGAACGATAGTATCAAGGTCGTTAGATAACATAGCATGATCTTCTTCGTTATCAATGAAGGCCATTTCAACTAATACTGCAGTTGCATCCGTACCATTTAGTACCCAAAGGTCGTCGCGTTTCTTAACGCCACGGTCTACAGTATTAATGCTGCGGATGATTTGGCTTTGAATATCATTGGCCAATCGTTGACCATTAAAGGACTTATACAGTGTTTCAGTTCCTCGAGCTTCCGTGTTAAATGCATTACAATGAAGCGATACGAAAATATCTGCGCCCCAAGAGTCAGATTCAGAACATACTAGGCCTAAATCATCATCTTGTAGCGTACGAACTTCACATCCTGCTGTTTCCAAATAGCGAGCTAACATTTTGCCCGCATCACGAGCTACGTCGCATTCACGAGTACCATACACAGGGTTAACTGCGCCACAGATCGGAAGAGCACACGTCTGAACTCCAGTCACATTCCTTTATCTCGTATGCCGTCTTCTGCTTGAAAAAAA